AAGGAACGTTTGTCGGTCCAGAACAATAATCATTTGCTGGTGGTGGTGTTGGAGATACTGAACTAGCGGACGCATTCCAAGAACTATAAGTCCCTCCACAATTACTTCTAACATATAATATATATGTGGTATTTTGAGTTAGTGATGAGGTAGAAGAAGATGTAACCCCAGCACCAACACTACCACTAGCGGTTAATCCTGTTGCACCACTACCCCCTAAACCTGAAGTTCTTATTTCCCATTCATATCCATTTGTTGGTAATGATGGTGATGCAGACCAAGATAAGTTGGCGGATGTTGGTGATGTGTAAGTTACCAATAATGATGAGGGTGCAGTACAAGATGGGGGAGTCCACGTATATGTTAATCCTGAAGTTGGTTTAACTGTATTTGATAGTGTTACAGTTGAACTATTTAATGTCCCTGCGGTTGTTGATGACCAATTTGTTGTGGTTGTTCTATTATTAAAATTAGTGTTTGCAGATCCTCTTAAACCAACCTCAAACGTCCTTGCAGTAGTACTTGTTGGTCCTTGTACATTATAAACTACATTAATTGTATTGGTAGTTTCATTTAATCTTATCTGAAAATTATATAATTCACCAAACGCACCTGAAGTTGTATATCTTTGCCACCCTGTCCATTGAACAACTAATGTCCTATTAGGTGATGTTCCTATTGTTTGAAATCTAATACCGAATGTTGACCTACTAAATCTAAAATGAAATCCGGTACCTCCACTTGTTGCATTTGCAGAAATTGTTACGGTGGTTGCGGTTTTAGATAATACCGTAGCTCCTGCAGGAATACCAGTACCACTTACTTTATCTCCTACCGATATTAAAGATATGTCACCACCAGTTATTGTAATAACCGCACTACCAGAAGTTCTATTTGCTAATAACGACCCACGTCCTATTAAATCAGCTCCCATTGCCGATATAACATTATTTGACGTTCCTGTTGATAGTGGTAAATAACTACTAGTTGGTAATGACCCCAGTGATATAAATCCATTAGCATTAACCCCAAATTGGGTATACGTTGTTCCATTATATATAAAATTAAAACCAATTGATTCTAACGCTGCCGAATTATTATCATCTAAAAAATTTGTATTTGACCAACTTGTAAAGTTATCATAGTTGACCCCACCAACTATTGGTGTATAAGTTCCGGTTGATGTTCCAAACGTATAAGAACTTACTTGTGATTTAACAAAAAAACTTGTTAGTATAAGAAAAAAAATAAGTAGAGAATTTTTCATAGGTGATCATTTTATTAATAAATACCTATGAAATTATTTATTATCAATCATTAATTAAAATGGTTGAATATATTATTATTATGAATTAGCATATACAAAAAAAAGGAGATAATTTCTTATCTCCTTTCTCTTATTCAGTTTAATTGATTATCTCAATTCTCTTAAGTCAAATGTTCTAACTCCATCAACTGTGACTCTTGCGTAGAAACGGTTGTTAACCATTTTCTTAGCGTATCTTGTCATAATACCTTTGATAGGTGTAAAGTTGAATGGGTTGTACATTGTAGGTGTTAATTGTAGAGGTACGTACGGTGCGTAGATGTAACCTGTGTCTAACAATGATGTTCCTTTGTGTCCGATCAAAATTTGATTTGGTGGGAAGTAAGGATCACGGTAAACTTGGTAACGTCCTGACAAAGTACCAACTCTTTCAATACCCATGTTGTACTGATCTTGCTCAGGAGATGCGTTAGATACGTGGAAGTATTCTAAGTCATCAAAGATAGCAGATACTTCAGAAGAAACAACGATCCAGTTAGCACCACCTCTTAAAGTTGATTTGTGGATTTGAGCCGACAATTGGTTAATTGCAGTGATCAAAGTTTGGTTCCAATCTTTTTGAGTGTAAGAAGTTGTTTTATCAAGTCTTCTCCATCCGTTGTAATCCCAACGTAGATTCCAAGCCGCTCCTTTTCTAAGGTCTCTCAAGATTTCTCTATCGATTTCAGCTGCCACTTGTTCAGACAATAAAGCCGTTAATTCAGCTTCAGCGTCGATGTTGTGGAATGCCGCAACGTCTTGTGCTAATTCAGGTGACCATTGTGCTCTTAGTTTTCTTTCTGTAACAGATACAGTAACTGACTCAAGGTCAAAAGAAACTTCACCAATTTGATCTTCAAATTCTAAGTTTTTATATCTTCTATAAACCACTTGGAATGGAGAAGATCCCAATACAGGAATATTTGTACCAATACCATCAATAGTTGTACCTGTGTAACCATCTAAAGTGGTTGCTCCACAATCAGTACATGCTGGACATGATAAATCAACTTCTAAAAAGATACATCCGTCTTGACTACAAATGTTATTGTAAGAACCTCCATTACCTGTTGAAGGCCAAGTAGTTTGTGTTGTAGTTGAGGTAGGTTGTACAATTCCTTTACCGTAGATTTGAGTTACAACTCTAAACAATAGAGGAGCTGTAAAACTTGTATTACCTATAGGGTCTAAATTGTTACATTCAGTACCGGCAGATAATTGAGTTAAATCGGCAGTAATTTTAAGATCTGATAAGAAAGTTTCACTATCAATTTCGTTACCATCAGGTCCGATTAATTTACCAACACCAGCATTATTAAATCCACAAAGTTTGATGATCATTTTTCTAACGTTTTCACCATCAAATTCGTCACTTGCCACCTCTAAAGAAGAACCTGACCATACCATAGCGATAGCTGGTTGTGTTACTGCCGTCCATTGACCTTTAGAGTAGTCAAATAATCCTGGAGGATCTAATCCTGCCTCAGGACCTTCATAGAATAAATCATAAAGATTTTTTGCGTATGGATAGTTATTACCTGGACCAGTATATCCTGGGTATCCTGCTCCAACACCGTCAGTACCTGGATTGTTAGGTGAACCAACCGGTGAATAGTGGATACCTTCGTTGTCTGCAACAACGTCATTTTGATATCCTTGGATACGAGGTACAAAGTAGAACAATTTACCAATAGGTAAGTTCATTGCTTGTACTGATACGATATCATTTGCCAACAATTTAGAGAAAACTCTTCTTACGATAGGGAAAACAACTGTTTCGAACGCTCCGTTAGAAGTTTCAGAAGTTGCTTCGTTAATTAAGAAAGAAGCTTGGTTTTCATATAACTGTGCTACATTCTCTTTTAGGTGGCCTTTAAGACCTTCAAGGAACCCTAATCTGTCCCATTTGTTAATTGTATCTTCTTTGATAACTTTAAGGTGCTTAAGACCTATGTTACCTACAAGACCTGATTCTAATAATGCTCCCATTTTAATTTTTTTTTAGCTTTATTTTTTATTTATGTATATTATAAATATACGTTTATTTTAAAAAGTTTATTTTATCTTACCCATTAAGTCTTTCATTCTTAAAAATTGCGGATTTTCATAAGTTTTAGATTCAATTAGATTAACCGCAGATCCCGTTGAAGGTGATTTCATAACAGTTCTATTAATTGATTCATTAATACTTTTATCCGATAATGAATTGTTTGATAATTCATTTTTAAGAATTTGATAAAGATTTTTGGATTCTTTCAAAGATTCAACGTTATCGAATCTTCTTAATACGTTTATTTTTTCTTGTTTAGTGGTTGAGTGTTCTGTAAACAATCTTGTGGCGTATGCCAAGTTTGAATTAAATACCGCAACTTCGTTCAATTTTGTTCTAAATAGATCTAAAGCCTTTCTGTATTCTTCATTTTTTTCTCTTAAAATTTCTACTTCTTCATTAATTGCAGTATTATTTTTAGAGTGTGCTCTTGGTTTTGGTAAACCACCTTTTCTAAAGTTAGACCCACTACCTAATGTTCTTGTGGCCTCTTTAGTTTCAGATTTTTTTGCTCCTTTAATTTTGTTTACAATTTTCATTACAATTTCTGAATTAGGATCTTCGTTATCAAAATCAAAATTAGCTTTACCTGATTTACCATAACGTTTAGAACCTTCTTTCATTTTTGTATTAAAACCACCTTCTTGGTTTGGTTTTTTACTATATTTGAATTTAGAAGCACTTCCGGTTTTTTGTTTAGCTTCTGTCATAGAAACCTGACTTCTTTTTTTCAAACTGTCCCAATTTTCTACTTCATCAAGATCATCATAACTCATATCTTCATAAGTCATCATATCTTCATCAAGATCATCATAACTCATATCTTCATAAGTCATCATATCTTCATCAAGATCATCATAACTCATATCTTCATAAGTCATCATATCTTCACCTAAACCATAATCGCCAGATCCACCATCAACCTCAAGTTCATATAATGTTTCGTCATCACCAATCTCATTTAAATAGTCTTCTTCAGACTCATTAAGTTTGATAATATATTCTGTATCATTTTCATCATCTTTAAGGTTAAAATAATCCCCAACCTTTTCAATTGAGACTTTATCATTTT